GGTATTAAGGGAATGGAGGGCAGGTCGCCTATGGCAGGTGAGGTTAATCCTGAAAATCCGCCTGAACCTACGGCAGGGCAGGTAGAGGCAGACCAGAATTCTATTGAACCGCCTTATGAAGGAACTTAAGAATGTTGTCGATATTAGGCATACTGATTATGATAAGGTGTGTTCGGAATGCAAGAATCAGTGTATTAGGAATAATGATGTTAAGGATAAGCAGATTAGTATTTTTAATATAAAGGATGAGGTTGTATATTATTGTCAGATATGTGGAAGGCATTGGAGGTAATTTTTAATGGCAACAGGAATGGTATCAGATATGAATGGAATGGCGAAGCAAAAGTATATGAAGAAGGGAGGTAGCGGTATGGCGGAGAATTGGATAGCAGGAGCGATAAAAAAGAAGGGGGCATTGCATAAGGGCTTGAATGTTCCGATGGGTAAAAAGATACCTATGATAAAGATGGAAATAAAGGAAAGCGATAGTCCTTTAATGAAAAGGCGAAAGCGGTTAGCCCAGACATTGAAGGGACTTAGAAAGTAAAAATATTGTTCGCCTAATGGCGAGAGTCATCCACTCGTTAAATTGGCGTTAAATAAAAATGGATGTTTATTTAGGAGGTTCTGCAAAATGGGTATTGAAGAAGCAGTTGACGTAAAAGGGACGTCTGGTTCGTCAGCAGACGGCATTGGCACAACGGCATCACCACAGGATGTTGAAACGCAAACGCAGGGTGGGGGCGATACTACCGCTATTCAGGGTGATGGCAAGGAAGAGCAGGCAGTTCCTTATGCACGATTTAAGGAAGTGAATGATAAGAAAAACGAATTGGAGAAATTCTACGAAGAAGTTGATGGTAATCTGGATGGAATGGTTAACGAAAGGGTAGGCAAGCTACTTCAGGACTCGACATTCCAGAAACAGTATTACGAACAACTCAAGAAAATCTACGGTTCGGAAGAGGCAAAGCAGATAGTAAAAGAGAATGTTCAGCAAGCGAAAGCAGGGCAACCCGTAACATTACCTCCAGAAATACAGCAAAAGCTGGCTAAAATAGATGAGCTTTTAGCGTGGAAGAAACAGCAAGACGATGAGTCGATGCTATTAAAGGCAAGCGAGGCAGTTGATACGGAGATGCAAAAGCACCCTATTTTTAGAGAGGGGATATTTGCGTCAGAGGAATATGCGGATATTGTCAATAACTTTATTGCTGGTGAACTGAACAGAAATCGGGCTATGCCTATGTCTGTAGTTGTTGCCAATGCGGCTAAAAAGATGGCAGGGCTTGTAGAGAAAAGCAGGACTTCTTATGTTGAGAGTAAGGCAAATGCGGGCAAAACCGTTCCTTCTACAGTAAAGGGCGGTAGTGGTGCTCCCGCAGGAAAGCAAACAGCACCTAAAGGTTTTGATGAAGCTACGGCTTCTTTTGTTGAAGGTCTTAAGCAGTCAATAGCTTCAGAAGAATAAAGGAGAAACTTAAAATGGCAACAGGAGTGATTAGTGATTTGGGTAATAGTTTGACCCAAAAATATGCAGGTGCGATAGTGTCTGAAATAAACGATAACGACCCGTTTATGCAGAGAATGTCGAAGAAAACTGACATTATTACTGTGGATGGGTTAGGATTGTCAGTTCAGATGAGGGTTAAGTATGGAAACAACCCTGGCAGGTTGTCTATTGCGGAAAATGCTGATTTACCAACAGCTGGAGTTCCGCTCTGGGCGAAGCCGACAGTTGGGCTGAAATTTGCCTATGGCAGATTTGCATTAACAGGGCAGGCAATGCAAGCTGCAAGGCGAAATCCTGAAGGATTTGGCACGGCAATCGGAGCGTTTATAGATAGCACAACGAAGGGCATAAAGAAGGATAGGGAAGTGTGGTTATTTGGACGTGGTTCTGGTGCATTATGCAAGGTAACACAGGCAAGCGGGTCAATCGGTGCGAATACGTTCTTTACGGTTGACAACGCTGCTGCGTGTGAAAGGGGAATGATTGTAAGTGATTTCTCGACTAATGAAGCAAGTGGCGGTTCTGCTGGTTCTGTAGGAACGGATTCGGTAATTGGTGAGGTGGATATGATAAACAATAAAATCACACTTACCTCTGCTGAAACTGTTACGCAGAACTACTTCCTTTATAGGACTTCTGAACGTGGCAATGTTGCTATGGGCTTAGAAGGTATCTATGATGGTATAGACAGTGCAGGCAGTAGATTGCTTACGTCATTACAGGGCATAACCCGTGCAACTAATACGTGGTGGGATGGCAATGTAATTGACTTTGGCGGAACGAATAGGGATTTGTCTGAAGACCAGCTCAATGCTCTTATTCAGGCAATCTATAAGAAAACAGACGGTATGCCTAATACTATGGTTTCTAACTATGGCGTATTGAATGCCTATCATTCGTTAGTAAGACAGGATAGAAGATATTCTGACCTTAACTTTAATGCGGGGCATCAATCGTTGAAGTATAGTTATGGCAATACCACGATGGATTGGCTGGCGTCTCAATACTGCCCTAAGAATACTGCGTTTATTTATGATGCCAAGCATTTGTTCTTGGCACAGGGTAGTGATGGAATAGGGTTTATGGCTGAAGATGGTAGCCGTCTTAACCGTATTCTAAATAAGGACGCCTATGAAGTTACTGAATATGTCTATTATGACATAGTAACTGACCTTGCTGGTAGTGGTGGTGTAGTCAGAGATATAACAGAAGTGTAAAACAGGTAAATTGGTGGGGGAGATTGTCTTCCCCACCAAATTTATTAGAGGGCTAATCCTGAAATTCCCTCTAATATAAAGAAATAAAAATAAGTGGATAAGGGAGTATAAAATGAGTGTAAAGATAGGGAAAGTTCCAACGACAAAAGTTCTGAAATTAGTAAGTTATACTACGGCGAATTTGCCTACAGGAACTAATTTAAATCCGTCTATTGCTTGGGATAGCACGACTGGGACAGTTAAACGTTACAATGGCACAAATTGGACGAATATAGGCGTATCTGGTAGTGCAGGAACGTTAGATGATAGCTATGATAGTGGTGGTGCAGGTGCGGGAAGAACCATAACAGTTGATGCTGGAGCTTTAACTCTTACTGGTTCTGTTCAGGTGGTTCTCGCAATAACGCAATCCGACAACTTCGGCGGAATGACAATCAATAAAGCGGGTGCGGGTGCAGGCGCATTGATTGCACTAACTAATTCGGGGACTGGCAACGATATTACCGGTAATGCTGGTAATTGGTTGGTTACAGCTGCAGGTAACGCTACATTCGTAGATGTTGCGGCAACTACACTTACGGCTGCTACGGTTAGGTCGGCTGCTTCTGGTGCCGTTAATTTGGCGGTAGATGCTTCTACCACTGGAACAATAACACTTGGCGGAACATCTACAGGTGCTATCACACTTGGCAGGGCAACATCTCTATCAAGCACATTGGCGGTAACTGGAGCTACGACATTAAATGCTGGTTTAACCCAAAGTGGCGGTAATGTGTCAAGCACGGTATCCGCAACAACGGGCGATGGCGTTTTAATTGATGGCTCTACGGTTACGACAGGTAATGTGTTTAGGATTGAGTATGATGCGGCTCTTGCTGGGGCGGGTTTTGGTGCTATATCGGTAACGGAAGATGGCTCTGAAGTATGGGTGGTGGGTGAGGATGGCAACACTACAATAGCTGGAACAGCTCTTGGCACGAATGCTTTAACGCTTACTACGGGCGATTTAACTGTAACTGATGGTAATGTCAATATCACTACATCAACGGCTTCGGCGGCTGATATAGTTGACATTACAAGAGGCAATTCTGCTACAAATGGACACGCTATTGATATAGCAATGGGAACTGCGGCGATTGCTGGTAATGCACTGAACATCAACTTTGGTAATGGTGCATCTACTGGACACGCAATAGCCCTTACTTATTCTGGTGCTAATACAGGCGATGCTCTGAACCTGAATATGACAAGCAATGTTGCTGGTGGGGCATTAGTTGTAACTGGTGCTGGGACAAGAACGGATAGGTTAGTATCCTTAACGGATAGTTCTGGTGCAGCAGGCGCCGAGACAGTGTTTATTCAAAAAACAGCTGGCGCTGCGAGTATGATTTTACTCGACAACAATGGCGTTGCAGGTAGTGATACTCTTGAAATAGACCACGACGGTAATGTTACTGGTAGGGGTATCTACATTCACGGCGCAGCGTGGACTGGAACTGCAAGCGAGGGGTTGCTTGATATACAGACCTCAGGCACATCAATAAGCGCTGGCAAGGGTATAGTGCTTAACCTCGCCAATACGGGTCAGCACGCAGCAGCTATAGACGGTTCTGCATTAGACATAACTGACGCCGCTACGGCGCCAGGTGCGGGGACAAGCTATGCGGTCAGGATAGGTGCTACTAATATAGAGGCATTGCACGTTGATGTTGGGCAGTCGTTATTTGATGAGCTTGTTACTTTAGATGGCGGTGGACACTTAAACGATAATGACGGCTTAACGATAGGTAATGTTTCTGGCACACCAGACTTGAAGATATTCTCTGATGCTACAAATACGATAGTAAATGTTGCTTCAGGGGCAATGAAGGTTGGTGATGCTGATGGCACGACTAACTATACACAATTTGCGAATGCTACAGGCGCTATTACTTTTGTAGGAACTGCAAGACCTACCAAGAGTGAGTTTATACCTTATAATGTATTTACGTCTCACTCTGGCACACCAGCAATAGCGCAGGTAGGTGCAGGTATAGTTAGGGGTTGGGCTTTAGACGCTGATGGTGATGAAGCGATTGTATGCACATTTAGAGTGCCTGATAATATAGTTGCTGGGTCAACGGCGACTGCATATATTTACTGGGCGGCTAACGCTGTGGCAAATGACTGCCGTCTTGACTTAACAACGTTAGCAGTTTCTGAAAGCGGTGCATTGGCGGGGGCTGGAACGACTAACTCCGTTACTGATACTACTGACGGAACGGCTAATGACCTTAATATAACAGCTGGTATTACGACTGCGGCTTTGACTGCTGGGCAGTTACTTGCTGTGCAGGTAAATCGTGATGCTAATCATGCTGCTGATACATTAGCGGTAGATGCCGTTATAGTTGGTGTTAGGATTGACTATAGTGCGGGTAGTGTATAAAAAGTAAAAGAGTATTAGCTCTTTAGCAGAATTGGGCGGTTGCTAATACAGCCGCCTATGTTTTAATTTTTTAGGAGGTTAGTATGGTAGCAGGGACAATAGATGTTAGCAGAGAGGAAATCGAGAGATGTAAGCCGAAGTATGAGAGCGAGGAAGTAAGGACGGCAAATGTAATCAAGAATTTACGCAAACGTGCAAAACTGATTGAATATAGAGAGAAGGAATACGCTAAAGATATAGCAGACCTCAATGAAAAGATAGACCTTGCTACAACAAATGGGGAAGACGGGAAACGTAGAGCGATGGTAAAGAAAAGAGACGAACTTAATTACCTCTATGATGCGTGGAGAAAATTACAGGAGATGGGTATTCCTGTAAACGAACCTCCTAAGGTTGACCCTATAGCAGAAAAAGATAAGGAGATTGCACGGCTGACTAAAGAGTTGGAAAAGGTAAAAGCGAAGGATACAACCAATGTCAATGTCAATGCCAAATAGTTACCTTTATAGAGTTAAGGAATTGCCCGCAGGCGTGGGAATACCGCCTGATTTCGTTATGGCGGGCTTGCGGGCTATTGACCCAAGTTTTAATTTACTGTGGAATAACTTTGGTAAACGTTGGGAAGTATGGGATATGTCCGCATTTAAGAAGCCCTATATATTTACGGCATTTAATAGGTATCCTATATGGCAAGGGGAAGTTGAACGTATTCAACGGGTGGTGTATATAAATCGGGGGGGCGACCCGTTTAAGTGGGTAAAAAGAGAACAAGGTGCGGAGAAGGAAAAAAAGGATAGAAACTTTTCTAATGTATGTAAAGATATAGCTNATGATAATAGGCGTGAATTTTTAGGGGTATCTGGCAATCGTGTTCCTTTTGTATCAATGTCGATACCCTCAACTTCTACGAATATTAAAAGAAAGAATAAAAAAAATGGCAGATTTACAAACACTAATAACAAACGCAAGACGCAAGGCAAACCAGCCCTCAACGCAAGGGGCGGTAGATAATGATAGTGAGGTGGCTGTCTATTTGAATGAGGCGCAGGGGATATTATATCAGTCCATTGTTGACGCTGATGAGACATTTTTTGAAGAAATAGATACTTCGCTTGGATTTGTAGCAAGCCAAGAGGAATATACATTACCAGATGTTGTAAAAGACCGTAAAATTACCCTGATTGAAAGAACCGACACTACACCAGAAACGATATTATGGGCGATTAGAAGGTCTGAACGAAATTGGTGGTATAATGCTTCGTTTGTAGAAAGATGCTTTTTGAGAGGGAATATATTAGGATTGTCTCCTGCCCCGTCTTCTACGGTTGCTACTAATATTCAGATAACATATATACGTATGCTTGCGCCTATGCACTATGCTACGGCAGTAAGCGGGACAGCAAGTAATATAACATTTGCAAGTTCGTCCTCTATAACGGCGGGCAGTTTAACTATTTATCCACCTGCTTTATATGTAGGGGAAAAGATACGGATAATTTCAGGAACGGGGGTAGGGCAAGAGCGAACAATATCTGCTTATAATAGCTCTACTCGATTGGCAACTGTGAGTAGTAATTGGTCAACAACGCCAGACGCCACCTCTGTTTATAGCATTGTGTCAAGTATCCCAGAGGATTTTCATTATGTAATGGAATGGTATGCGGCAATGATTATAGCTGGCAAAATTCCCAATAAGGATAGAGCAGAATTTTGTGCAAAGATGTATGCTGACGGGATGGCGAAGCTAACAACATTTATCGAACGTCGTATAAAGTATGGCGGGGTTCACATATCGCAAGTAGCCGAAGATGACCAGTATTGAAAATTATGCCAGTATTTAAGATAGATAATTTTGAGGGCAGATTAAAGACGGCAAAGAATGCCACTGCATTGCAACTGAACGAAGCAATAGTATGCGAACAGGTGGACTATTTTGATGATGCGGGTGCATTAAAGCAGGGCGGTGGATTTGCTACCACATCTTATGCAAGTGGAACATCTATTACTGGGCTTGATAGGTTTTATGAGAGTTCAGGTATAAGGGAATTAACCGTTGTGGATGAAGCAACTGCAACATTATATCCGAGTTCAGGAAGTAATGGAACGCTTGCAGTTGGGGGGACAGCAAGGAAAAGGTTTGCGGGTGCTTATGATTTGAGGTTTGCAGTAGGGCAGGATATAGTGCCAAAAACTATTAAGGGATTGGGCAATCAATCATCTATTAGACGGATGGGATTTCAAGAGCCGTATTCTAATGACGGGACGGCTATATCTACTTACACCGCAGCGGCATTACCTGCGGATTCCACGCCAGCGTGGACAAAAGTAGGGACGCCTACAGAGAGCGTAGCAAGTAGTATTTTAACGACAGCACAAGGTTCATCGGGGATAGCGTATTACACAATAAATACTTCTGCTGTTTCGGGAACGTCATTTATACGAATAAGTGCTAATGTTAGTATTACTTCTGGTGGTATAAATAAGACAGCAACGAGAGCGCCTGCGTTTATGTTTATAGATGATGGTGCAAAGATATGCGTGTTGGCGATATATGATGACGCATTGTCAGTTGGGTATTTTAGTGGCGCTCCGTCTAACAGCAATTTCGTGGAATTGGCAAGCGTATATCCTCTAAAAAACAACGATGGCTATCATATTTATTCGTTATGGAAGGATGGTAATAATTCCGTTAAGGTATATAGGGATGGAGAATTAGCATTATATATTGCTTATTCTAAATTTGGTGCAACGCAGTCAGGTAAGAATGTAGGGTTTGGATTATCGACAACGTCCGCAATTACTGTTAAGTGGAAATATGACACTGCCAATAACTTTTTAGGGACATTAGAGGGTGGGGGTGCGAGTGCGGCCGTATTGGCAAGATATTCTCAACCTATGACGGCAGCGGTTGGTGCGGCGGGGGTATTGACGGGAACGTATTCTTATAAGGTTAGTTTTATATTTGAGGGTAATACATCAAGGGAATCGACAGCCAAGCCATCTAATGGAATTGCGACTGTAATATTGGCAAGCCAGCAGGGAAGTTTAAGTAATATTCCTACGGGGACGTCCAATGGCATATCTGGTGTAACTGCAAGGAATATTTACAGAACGAGGGCAGTAGATGCAACAAGATGGTATTATGTAGCAACGATAAATGATGATACTACGACAACGTATACAGATAATACTGCTGATGCAAGTTTAGAGTTGAGGGAAGCGCCTAATAATAATGGCACTTCTCCTCCCACGCAATATATTGCAATATGGAGAGACAGGTGTTTTACTGCACGTTCACGTTTAGGGCAGTCATATCTATATTATTCTGCTAATGCTGGAGATGAAGTTAGCGACAGTTCACTTAATACTGAGGTTCACGGAGCAAACGTAGAGATATTCCCTGATACGTTTTTTATGCGTGTAGGGGATAATAATACTCCTATAACGGGACTTGCAGTGTTTTTAGATATGCTTATCGTGATGAAGGATGATAAAATTTATACCGTTACTGGTTACACACCATCTAACTTTAGGTTGCGTCCTGTCGAAAGTGCTTACGGATGTTGCAGTGGAGACAGTGTGGCGGTGAGTGATTATATGTTTTTCGTTTCACGTAATAAATCGGCGGGGATTTATCGGTTTGATGGCGCTACCGTGAGGTGTATATCGGAAGATATAAATCCTACGATTTGGGATGATGTAACAACTAATCGAATGCAAAATGCAGTGGGTATTACATATAGAGGGCTTTACATTGTAAGTATAGAGACAAGTGCCGACACGCCATCCTCTAAAAACAATCGGTTATTTATATACGAATGGAAAACTAACTCGTGGAGTATAAATAAAAATGTTGGTGCTACACATTTCACTGCATTCGGCGGTGTAGATGATACGGGAGCATTGTATTTTGCACACAGTAATACTGGTGGAATATACCAGCTATTCAGTGGCAATACATTGGCAGGAACAGGAATATCTACAAAATGGCGAACAGGATGGTTACGTCCTATAGTTCAGGGGTTTAATGGTCGCCTTCAGATGAAAACTATAACCTTCTTGGTGCTTGCTACATCTAACGGAACTTTAACTGTTGACAGATATTATGATTTTCAATCGTCTGCTCAACGTAGTAATGCTACAGCGGTATTGACAAGTGGGTATTCAAAAAATGCCGATACTGTTATTGGTGATAGTAGAGGAGTGCGGAAATGGGAAGTAGTTTGTAATGCGTCAGAGGAACAATTCGATTATTTTAGTTTAGCTTTAACTATAACGGGCGCATCGAGTGGCTTTACTCTTTATAGTATAATATTTGATTTTGATTTAATAAAAGAATAGGAGAATTTTATGGGATTATTTGGAAGCAGCAAGAAAGGAAAGCTAAAACGTCAGTGGTTTCAAGACCCTACGCAGTATTATAATCGTGTATTTGCGCCGCTTGAAACGGCTGAACGTGAGGCGTCAGTTCGTGGTATTGAGCAGTCAGGTTACGAAACGGATGCGGCACGGCAGGCGGCGATTGCAAACTTACAGCAAAATCTTGAAAGCAGGGGAGTAGCCGCTGGCGGTATGCAAGGCGGAGTAGCAGAGAGAATGGGATTGCAGGGACAGAGGATGAAGAATCTTTATAGTCAAGGAGAGCGAGACAGGATAGCCAGATTGATAGGTGCTATGAGAGCCCAAGCAGGCAGCACGGCTGCGGAATTGGAATGGCAAAGAAAGATGGCTAATGCCAGTCGTAAGAAGAGGGGCGGGATAGGCGCATTGTTAGGAGGTGCAGCGGGATTTCTGTTAGGCGGTCCTGTTGGTGCGGGGTTAGGAATGTCAGCAGGTAATACTATGGAAACAGGATTTACAGGTGCTGGGCTTGGTTCTTCTATTGGTTCGGCTTTTTAAGGAGAATGATGATATGGCAATAGATTTTAGGAATTACTTGGGACGTAGAGGTCAAAAGCAATGGTATGAAGCAGGCGAAACAGAAGGCCCTATGGAGAATTTAGGGAAGTTAGGTATTGGGGGTATTGCTCCGCCGTCCACTGCCGATACTGTGCCCTCGGCGTTATCGAATATTATAAATATTCAGAACCGAGAAAAGGGTCTCGTTCAGACAAATAATTTTGCTGGATATGTTCCGAGCAGATACCAGGGTATTTCGTATGACCCGACAAAGTTTCCTAAAGGGATACCTTCATTTTCGACTACACTGCCTGAAAATATATCTCCATTTCCACAAAGAGAAGAACCTAAAAGCGTAGAGACATTGTTACAGGGATTGGCGACAGTAGGTGATGTATTGCGTAAATCTCAAGGAGAGGAAAGTAATTTATTAGCACAAACCAGACAGCAATTGGAGGGGACAAGAGAAAAGAGGTATCAAAATGCGATACAGCAATATTATAGGGAAAATCCAGAAGAATATATGAAAATGATGTATCCTATAACACCATTACAGAAAGAGGAACTTGCTCTTAAAAGCCGAGCATTAACCCAGCAAGGAGTGATAAGTCCATATCAGCAGGAGCAGTTAAAGTTAGAGAGAGAAAAGTTTAGAGGTAGCCAAATCCCTAAATCTAATGAATTGTCAAAAATGGCGAGGTTAGAAGGATTGATGAAGGCGTTTGATATGGCTACTAATGATAAGGAAAGGGAAATTCTATGGAATGAAATAAACATAATGCTAATGAATCCGCTAACGGGTGGAGTTAGTAGGGAGGGTAGCCCAATCCCGCCCGCCGATACGGGAATGGAGAGGTCTCGGCGAATAATAGAGAAATATCCATTATCAAAAGTAGAGACAGAATTATTGGCACAAACTGGACAGCCAGCAGTTACGCAAAATGGGGATGATGATATAACTGAAGCATACAATTATTTAACTATAGAACGGGGATATAGTGATGAAGATGCAAGGGAAATTATAAGACAAGAGCAGGGAGTGGGAGGTAGATAATGGATGACACTGCTACTGCTTCTTCTACTTTATTAGAACGTGTTAAGCGTAAGTATCCCGCCTTGCCGTCTCAACCGCCATTAGCTATACCGCAAAAAGCTGA